GTCGTAGACTTCATACAAACAATTTACGAAGAACAAGAAGCTTCAAAACTAGGAGAATAATTATGTGCTTTGGCGGAACACCAACACCCCCACCCGCACCGGCCCCGGCCCCACCACCCGCAGCTGGCGCTGCACCGAACCCAGTCATGACCAATATGTATGACCCAAGTTCACCAGAGAGTGGTAATGCAGCCGAACTAGGTGCAGCGGCAAATGCTGCAAGTGGCACATCGCAACTTAAAGTAGACTTGGACCCAACCATTAAGAATATGGGTACTGGTACTGGTCTTCAGATTAGTGAGTAATACATGAGCATGGGAACCGCAGAAGCGCGGTATCACCAACTCGAACAGACCCGTCAATCTTATTTAGACCGAGCTAGCGAGTGACTTGTATACTCCTTTCCAAGGCATTGGTGCGCGAGGCGTGAATAACCTAGCATCTAAACTTTCTATAGCTCTCATGCCTCCTAACTCCCCATTCTTCCGCTTCATGGTTGAGCCGTACACTCTGAAAGAGATGGCACAGGATGAAGCCGCTCGGACATCTATCGAGCAACAGTTGGGTGAGTATGAACGGGCGGTAATGTCTGAGATTGAAACATCGGGTGATCGAGTTGCGATGCACGAAGCGTTGAAACATTTGATCGTAGGCGGGAATGTCTTACTCCATGTAGGAGCTGAAAAGACCCGTGTAATTCATTTGGACAGTTATGTAGTCTCACGCGCCCCTAGTGGGGATGTCCTAGAGATTGTGGTAGTGGAACATGTCTCACCTAACGCCCTAGATAAAGCTACAGCTGCTAATATCTCAGGTAAGCTTGAGGGCGATGAGAAGACTGTAGAAGTCTACACACACATCGAGCGTAAGAACGAATTCTTTAATGTGTACCAAGAAGTCAAAGGGACAATCGTCTCTGGCACTAAGGGTCGATACAAGAAAGATGCAGTCCCGTTCCTTCCTTTGCGGTTCTCCCGTATTGATGGTGAGGATTATGGTCGAGGCTTTGTAGAGGAACTTCTAGGAGACCTACGTTCTCTCGAAGGTTTATCTCAAGCTATCGTTGAAGGCGCAGCCGCAGCTGCCAAGGTTCTCTTTATGGTGAACCCTAATGGCACAACCCGTATGCGTACAATCGCACAGGCTGAGAATGCTTCAATCTTCTGTTCAACGTAACGGAGAGCGAGTTACAGCGGAAGAAATCCGATACCTCGCAGGAGAACTAGAGGATACCCTATCAGGTATCTACTCGATCCTCTCGCAGGAATTTCAGCTTCCGTATGTTAACCGTAAGATTGACGTTCTGACTAAAGCCAAGAAGCTACCAAAGCTGCCAGACAATGTGGTTAAACCTACAATTGTTACAGGCATGGAAGCACTAGGCCGGGGTCACGATCTACGCAAACTGGACATGTTTATCCAAGGTATGACGCAGGCTCTAGGACCAGAGGTTCTACAGCAATACGTTAACCTACAGGACTACATCAAACGTAGGGCCACTGCACTCGGTATCGAGACAGAAGGTCTTATCAAATCACAAGAACAAATCGCTCAAGAGCAGCAACAGGCTATGCAGATGCAGATGATGCAACAGGCAGCGCCGGGTGTAGCTCAAGAAGGGGCGAAACAATTAGGAAACTCTTATGTTGAAAGCCAAAGACAACAAGGCGGTGGTGAAGGATAAGGCGAAAGAAGCCGAACCTGAAAAGAAACCACTGGCTGCACCTGCAATTTCTAAAGGTGCGTCAACAATTAAACGGATTGACCATTAAATATGGCAGAAAGCATCACAATCACAGAAGACGATACTGGCCCGGAAGCACCTGTTGCCGAGGATAACCAATCTGAACGTCCAGAATGGTTGCCAGAAAAGTTTAGTTCTCCCGAAGACCTAGCGAAATCCTACAGCGAACTTGAAAAGAAACTATCAGGATCGACAGACGAAGCCGCAGAGCCATCTGATACGGATGGAGAGCCGCAGAGCCAGTCGGAACCTATTAGCTTTAGTAAGTTCTCTGAGGAATTCGCTAGTTCTGGGGAGTTGAGCGCAGATAGCTTCACAGAATTAGAAGCTATGGGTTACCCCAAAGAAATGGTGGAAACCTACATCAACGGTATGAACGCTTCACAGACCGCAGACGCCGCAGAAGTTATGGGCGTAGTTGGCGGAGAAGAAGGATACAAAGAGTTGACCGAGTGGGCCAAAGGTTCGCTCGATACAAAAGAATTAGAACTCTACAACCAGATGGTTGGGACAAGTACAGATAATGCAAAGATGGCAGTCGAATGGTTGGTATCTAAGCGAGAAGCATTGGAAGGCTCTGAGCCTACCTTACTCTCCGGCAAGGCATCTGCACCTGCCAAAGATGAGTTCCGCAGCACGGCGGAAGTTGTAGCTGCAATGAAAGACCCCCGATACGGTAAGGACTCCGCATACACTAAAGATGTGGAAGGTAAGCTGGGGCGGTCTTCGGTATTTTAAGTACCTCTGGCGGGGCGTCAGGTATCAACTGCGTCCCGTCAATTCCTATGAGAGAACAGCTAGCACACCTTCTTAGGTGGCTGAGACTATCGATAATGAACGACTAGGCCGGATGCGTCCGACAACCCTGACAAGTAATGAGCGACAGTCATTCTCAATCTAAAATATTTTTCCATAGGATAAGAAAATGGCAAACGTAACTCCATCCCGTCTAGGTGTTGTCAATAAGGCGACCCCAACGGATTTTGCATCAGAGAACAATCTGTTCCTGAAAGTCTTTGCTGGTGAAGTTCTCACAGCATTTGACGAAACTAACGTAATGAAAGACCTGCACACATCCCGCACCATCGCGTCCGGTAAGTCTGCATCTTTCCCAGTGACAGGTAAAGCCAACGCCGCTTACCACACTGTAGGTACTCCACTGTTGGGTACACAGAAGATTGCTCACAATGAAGTCGTAATCAACATCGATGACGTTCTCATTGCTGACACATTCATCGCTAACATTGATGAAGCAAAGAACCACTATGATGTACGCGCTGAATACAGCCGTCTCTTGGGTATGGCTCTGGCTAAAGAATTTGACACACGCACAATGCGCGTAGGTCTCTTGGGTGCGCGTTCAGCTGCAACCATCTCCGGCGGTAACGGCGGTACAACTCTGGTATCTGCAAACGCTGGTACATCTGGTGCGGCTATGGCCGCTGCTATCTTTGACGCTGCGAAAGCAATGGATGAGAAAGACGTTCCAGAGAACGAGCGTGTAGCTATCGTATCTCCTGCACAGTATTACAACTTGGTCCAAGAGACCTCTGTAATCAACCGTGATTGGGGTGGAGCCGGTGTATACGCCGAGGGTACAGTTCTGAAAGTTGCTGGTATCGAGATTGTTAAATCTAACAACCTGCCAACATCTAACGTAGCTGCAGTATCCGGCGAGAACAACACCTACTCAGGTGACTTCTCCAACACAGTAGCTCTGGTTATGCAGAAGCAAGCTATCGGTACAGTCAAATTGATGGACCTCGCAGTAGAGCGTACATCTGGTGACTTCGAAGTCATGTACCAAGGTACACTCATGGCTGCTAAGTACGCAATGGGCCACGGTGTCCTGCGTCCTGAGTGCGCGGTAGAAATCGCCACAGCTTAGTAACATTTCGGGCGGGTCCAATACTGGGCCTGCCCATTTTTTTCATATGAGGACATCATGACTAAACCAACGTCTATGACCGAATTAGAAGCGGTTAACGTCCTGCTTACAACCATCGGCGAAAGCCCTGTGAACACTCTCACAGGTAACCAAGTGACTGACGTTACAATCGCTAGCCAAGTATTGAACGAGGTTAGCCGTGAGGTCCAATCACAAGGATGGCACTTTAATACAGAAGATCGTGTTGTACTTAGCAGAGACAATTTCAACCATGTGGCAGTACCTGCAGACACCGCTCGGATCGATACAAAAGATTTTAATGTGGTAGTCCGTTCAGGTAAGCTGTTCAATCTCACAGATCGTACTTTCGAATTTTCAAGTAATGTCGAAGCTTCGATTGTTTACTATCAGGACTTCTTGGACCTCCCTGATGTAGCCAAGAAATATATCACAACCCGCGCTGCCCGTATCTTTGCAGACCGTATGATTAACTCCGAAACTATTCACCAGATGGTTATGCGGGATGAGCAAAAAGCTCTGATCGATCTACGGGAATTTGAAGGTGATACTGCAGATTTCAACATGATGGACAGCTACTCTGTAGCTCGTGTCATGAACCGTGGACACAACCGTAGGATACTCTGATGGGAATGATTAGTTCTGCCATCCCTAACCTTGTACAAGGCGTATCACAGCAATCACCTGCATTGCGTCTGTCATCTCAGGCAGAGCTACAGGTGAATGCTTTCCCGTCTTTGGTTGAGGGACTTCAAAAGCGACCGCCGCTAGAACATGTTGCAGTTATGAGCAACACTGAAACTACGGGGTCTTTCACACATCTTATTAATAGGGATGTAAACGAGCGATACTTTGTATTTATAAATGATAGTAATGCGATTGAGGTGTACGATCTTGCGGGAAACCAAAAGACAGTAACGTACCCCGATGGGACTTCTTATTTAAATAGCACAGCCCCAGCTACTGACTTTCGTGCAGTCACTGTAGCAGATTACACGTTCATCGTTAATTCCTCAAAGACTGTGGAGATGGACCCAGCACTCACCCCCTTATACCCATACACCGGCCTCGTTGCTGTTAAGCAAGGTGACTACAACCAGCGTTTCACTATCTTCATTGATGGTGCGGAAGCTGCAAACATTACAACATCAGGGACCGATCAGGTTGAAACCAGAACAGATGACATCGCCAGTAGGTTGGCTACAGCTGTCAATGGTCAGTCAGGTCTAAACGCCAGAGCCGATGGTTCGACTGTAGTAATTTACAAAGACGGTAATGCTCAGTTCGACCTAGCCACCTACGATAGTTTAGGTGACGAAGGTCTCTCAGCAACTGTAGGAACTGTACAGCGTTTCGATGAGCTACCTGCTAAGGCACCACATGGTTATGTAGCACACGTTCAGGGTGACCAAACAAATGACTTTGATGACTACTACGTCAAGTTCGAGAGTGATAACTCAGGTCAAACCGAAGTTGCAGACGGTACATGGATCGAGTGGGTAAAGCCCAACATCGAATTTGAGCTAGATGCTTCTACGATGCCTCACCTATTAATCCGCCAATCTGATGGTAGCTTTACATTTGAAGAAGCTGATTGGGGCGACAGAGTTGTAGGTGATGAAGTATCCAACAGGAACCCTAGCTTTGTCGATCAGAAGATTGCGGATGTATTTTTCTTCCAGAACCGCTTAGGTATCCTAGCCGGTGAGAACGTAGTCATGTCGCGTACTTCGGACTACTTCGATTTCTTTGCTCAGACTGCACGAACACTATTGGACAGTGAGCCAATCGATGTGGCTGCTAGTCACACCAAAGTTTCTACTCTCAAGCATGCTATTCCGTTTGACCGTAAGCTACTTCTATTCTCCGATCAGACCCAGTTCATTCTTAAAGGTGCAGACTTTATTACACCTAAGAATACATCGATCAGTCAGACTACAGAATACGAAGCGAGTACCACAGCTAAACCTGCGTCAGCTGGTAGTGTTGTATATTTTCCTGCGAAACGTGGTGGGTTTACCTCGGTACGCGAATACTACGTTATCGATGATACCGACCGATCAGACGCGCAAGATGTGACATCACACGTTGCAAAGTATGTACCCGAGGGTGTCTACAAGATGTCTGCTAGTACCGGCGAAAACGCCTTGGCTGTATTAACTACCGAGGATGCGAGTAGCTTGTATCTGTACAAGTATCACTTCGCTGGACGAGAGAAGGTTCAATCAGCTTGGTTCAAGTACACGCTGACAGGTTCTGAAATACTGAGTGCTGAATTCATCGAGAGCGCCCTTTACGTTGTGGCAAACAAATCCGGTCATACTGTGCTGTTTCAGATTCACTTCGATGCTGGCCGGTTTGATGTAGATCAGGAGTATGTCACACGATTAGACTTCAGACTTACAGAGACCGAGGTTACAGCCTCATACAACGCCGGTAACAATCAGACTACCATTGTGACCCCCTATCCACTTACAGACCCTGTAGTGGTCACTAGAGGCTCTCTGCAGGGTACGATAATTGATAACGTATCTGTTAGTGGAAGCACGATTGTTGTGTCTGGCGATAGGACATCTACAGAATTCTATATCGGTGAACGATACAACATGACATATGAATTCTCTGAGCCTACCCTTAAAGAGCCTACAGCAACCGGTGGACGGGTATCGATTGCCGGTGGCCGCTTACAGATCAAGCATTGGCTTTTACGTTATCAAGATAGCGGTGACTTCAAAGTTAAGACTGAGGTCAAAGGTAGCTCAAACATACAAACATTTAACTTCACTGGCCGCATCATTGGTGGCGGTGCTAACCTAATTGGTACGACAACATTAACATCAGGAGACTTCAAGTTTCCTGTTATGTCTAAAGCTGATCGTATCAAAGTAACAATCGAGAGTGATAGCCACTTACCCTGCCAGTTCCTATCGGCAGAATGGGAAGGCAACATGCACCTCAGATCAAGAAGAGTTAATGGATAAATATCTCACACCTACAACGGTGGAGGATATCGACTATGTTTCCCCAAGATTAAGAAAAGCAGACTACAATGAGTGTTTAGCCTCTACAGGCCAACACCCCCGCATAGTCTTGCATAAATCTCTCGATCTTGGGGGAACTACGCTGACCCTACGCGCACCGGATGGAGGCCGCTTGGGTCTCTGCGGGGTCGTACCCTCTCACTTAGAAAATGCAGGAATTGTCTGGATGTGCGCTACAGATGACATCTATCAATATCAGACAGCTTTCCTGAGAAAAAGCAAAGCAGCCCTCGATTACTTAGCGGGTGACTATGCTGTCATCTTTAACTGTGTCGATGCCCGAAACACACTCCACATGAAGTGGCTTGATTGGATGGGCTTCACGTTCATCAACAAGCAACGGAGCGGCAAAGCTACCGTTCTATGAATTTTTAAGGATTAATAAAAATGTGTGAACCAGTAACATTGGCCGCAATCGGCAGTTCTGTGTCTGGGGCTGCGGCAGCTGCCACTACAGCGGCAACAGCGGCGGCAACATCCTCTACGTTTCAAATGGCTTCACTGGCTATAAGTGGAGTTCAAGCCGTAGCAGGCGCTGCAGCTAGTCAAGATAAAGCCAACAAGCATAATGCCGCAGTGGCCCAGAATAATCAGTCGGCACTTGATGCCTACTATCTAAAATCAAAACAGACAAACCTCCGCGAACAACAACAGCTGCGAGAAGCGTCCATGCAGAAGCAAGATGCTGACCTCAAGGCTACTAAAGCACAATCGACAGCCCTAGTGGCTGCGGCTGGTGCCGGTGTCAAAGGTAGCAACGTAGCTCAACTCATCGAAGACTTTGAGCGTTCAGAAGGTATCCTCACATCTAGGATCGATCAGAAACTAGAAGATACTCTTCAACAGAACGAAATGAATAAACTTGGCTTTCAATCAGAAGCTAACAACAGAATTAACTCCATGCAGCCTATCGGTATGTCGGAGCAAATCTTTGGAATTATCGAGCCACTCGCTGGCTTTGGTTTGGATTATTTTGATTCAAAATCACGCCTAGCTGATGTGGAGGGCAACTAATGGCACGACCAGTAATTGGTAATCCATTTGAAAATCAAATTGGAACCGTAAGCCCTACAGCACAAGTTGTAGATACATATGAACGAGGGGTAGCCAAGCGGTCATCTCTAGACAGCCTAGCGAATATGCTAACAAGTATTAAGGCTAAAGCAGACCCAGTTTTAAAAGCAGCCGAGCAACGCGCTGCAGAACGAGAGTATGCGGAGGGTCAGGCTCTTTATGAGAAAACCCGTAAGTCTATCGGAGATGCTGTTCGTGATGGTGTCATAGAAGAAGGGGCTAGCCCTTACCTTCGTAAAGGTTACCGGGTTTCTAACCTAAATATCCTATCCAACAAATTTGCTACAGACCTAGACATAGCTCTCAACGCTAAACAGTTATACAAAAATGGTAACCCTGCAGCGGCTGAAGCTTACGCTAGAAAGTTTGCAGAAGATTTTGCATCAAAAAATAATATTGATGGGTTCACGCCACAAGAAGTGGCTGAATATTTTCTCCCAAACCAGCAAAAAGCATCCGCTGCTTTCATATCTTCTTGGCGCACTAAGAACATTACATGGCAACGCGACCAAAACTACATCAAGTTTGGTGAGGAAGTAGGGGAATTTAGTAATACCTTGTTCTCCGATATGGATACACCCGAACAGCGGGAGCTGAAACAGCTTACATTTGGTAACTGGCTAGAAGGTAAAATATCTCAAGCTGAGACAGATGGTATGGATCGATCACGCATCAATTCAACGATGGCTAATAACATACTGATAACCGCCCTAGAGAATAAAGACGCCTCAATCCTAGAGGTATTCGATAGGTTGAAGGTTGGTACAGGCTTCATGGGTAACTCAGCCGAAATTCGGCAGAAGGTTTTGACAACGACAAACTCTATCGAAGCTATGATTGCTGCTGATGAGAAAGAAGTTGCAGATCAAAGGAAGGCTCAGACAGCTGCGGCGGTTACTGAGGCTGAAACAAACGCACTAAACGCATCCCTGTTGGCTTTTAATGGGAACGATGCTGAAGCTATGGCAGAATTAGATAAGTCAATTGCAGTATTTCAAGCTACTGGCGAGGCCGATAAAGCTAGGACTTGGATAAAGTTTAAGCGCGAGATGACCAGAGCTGGTGCAGAAGATCGAAACGATGACGGCGTTGCATTGAGACAGCTAAATGAAGATTTGGAAGGTGTGACAGACCCTACCACAGCTCTAAAATTAGTGAACGAAGCTCTTGAAAATGAATTAATAACTTGGGACACCAGCCAATCTATCATGAACCGGTTGCAAACTAGGACAGATAATAACAACAAACTTGTACCTTATGATTTTAGCCAGAGTTCAAACGGTGTTAAAATCATATTTGATGGGTTCATGGCTCAGGTTGATGTAAAGGATGGCCTTGGGAATTCTCAGGACGCAGGACTTAGCGCCCTAGCCCGAGAAACGATCTATGAAGATTACAGACAGTGGTTCGATAGCTTCCCTAAAGATGAGCCACCGTCACGGGCAGAACGTAGGGCAGAGGCTCGTAAGATTGTTAATGATGCACTGGAAATATTCACACTTCCTAAAGCCCAGCAAGACACTGAACAAACGCTAGCTGACATTAGAGAAGCTAGAAACCCAGCACCAGTAGATACACCACCGATTACCCCAGAAGACACAGATGCAAGTATTATAGAACGGATTCTGAAATACCTTGGTGGTGCAGATCAAGCCCAAGACCCATTACCGGAAAACTAGGAGAATTGAATGGCTGAAGAAACTACAAATTCGCCTAGTCAAGCACAGATTGAATGGCTACAGCGAAACCCACATCGGTACGAAGAGTTTGACTCTCGGTTTGGTGCGGGTACATCCGCTAACTACGTTGAACCCCTTGAGAGAGATGGGGCATTAACTGACACCGGTAAAGGCTTTATAGAAGGCATACTAGGTACTATACGAGAAACCGGACAATTCATTGGGGAGATAGCCCAAGGTTCTAATCTAAACCCCGCCGATCCGGCCCACTATGGGTTAGAACGTACACCAGAAAACCGGCAGGCACTCGAAGCGCGTGATGGTAACATTGCAGCGCGTGGCGAGGCAATGCAGGACGCTATCTCTAAAATTACGATATTTGGCGAAGAGCGCGATACTGGATTAGGTAGCGTAACCCAAGGCATCACACAGTTTGTTGCCGGGATGATTGGTGTTGGCAAACTAACGAAACTGAAAGCGTTCACAACTGTACGCGGAGGTCTCGTAGCTGGTGCTGCTGTCGATGGTGTCATGTTTGACCCTGATGACGCAAACCTAGTTAAGATGCTGGACGAACAGTTTGGCATAGGTAATGAATTAGTCACCGACATCTTAGCAAATGACGAAGATACAAACTGGGAAAACCGACTAAAGAACGCCATGACAGGTGGGGCCATCGGCCTAGCAGTCGATCTTCCAATTATGTCACTAAAGTGGCTAAAGGCTAAAAAGAAAGCCCGAGTAGAGCTTGAGACTAACGGAAAGATTTCTGACGAAACTTTAGCAGAAGTCAGTCAGTTAGAGAAACAGGTTCAAAACTTCTCAGAATTAGAGGCCAGACCTTCAGGTGCCTTTAGACCTGATGGCATGTTCGAGACTACAGACGGTATGGTGTTTAATCCTCAGACCGGCGGACGTATGCTGGACCTTGAGGTATCTAAGACAGTTGACGAAGCTGTAGACTTAGCAGAACCCCAGCGTCTGGAGACACCTGAAGTTGATGATGCTGTAGCACCAGTACGCTCACCAGAGCCAGAGGCTCAGACAGCATCACCTGAACTTGGTACACCTCCTGCAGCTGCGGCTGACGAAGGACGTATGAGCCTTTACGCCGATGAGCTAGACCCCAATAAGATCGATCAAACACCCCCTGCTAAACCAGAAGCTGGTGAGGTTCCTACTACCCCGAATGTGGTAACGGAAGCACCAACGCCTGCGGCAGTTGTAAAACCAAAGAGTGTAGTTAACGTAAAAGCTCTAAGCACTGCAGTTAAAGCTGCAAGAAAGCTGAACGAAGGCCAAATAGTCCAAATTGGTGACCTTAACCAGATGGGCGATAATGTCGGCCTGTTTAACTACACCAAAATGGATGGCCCACTGGAAGCTGTTAAGGTTATGGATGGTATCCAAGACGCTCTACTAAGTAGTGGGGCATTAGCTAAGAAGGGCTTACAGAATAAACAGGCTCACACTGAGGTTGTGCAGTTAGCTCAGAAAGAATTGGAAAGTCTTGTAGACGACCCACTGGCAGTTAGGGCAAACTATCGCGCACTAGCTGATGCTGGGCAGGAAACTGCATCACGGATTGTAGCCGGTAAGATGGCACTACAATCCACAGGTCGGCGTATCGATCAACTATTAGACGAACTCGATTTACTGGCCGCTAATAAAAATACAGATACAGCGGTAGAGAGACAGCTAGTAGACATGCTGGACCTCCATGCAGACCTGCAATTAAGCGTTAAGGGTATGCAGACAGCTGCGGCGAGAGCTACAGCCGCCGGTCGTATTCGCACAGCGGATGCCATTGGTGATGCAACCTTGGATCGTCTGGCGCAGTTTGGTGGATCAGCTAAGGTGCAGAAACTTGCAGCACAGTTAAGAGCTACTAAGGGCAATAAGAAAGCAGCTGCCAAAGTCATCCGAGAAGCTAATAAGCGTACATGGATTGGTGTTGTTAACGAGGTTTGGCTGAACGCCATTCTCTCAGGTATTCGCACCCATGTCATGAACATCGGCTCTAACTCGATCAACATGGCGATGCGCCCAGCGCAGCGTATGGTTGGTGGTTTTGTACAACGCGATATGGCGGTTGTTGAAAAAGGCGCAAGAGAGTATTTCTATCTTGGCTCTGAGATATTTGACAGCATCGCATACCTAGCGACTGCCTCTAAATATGGCAAAGAAAGCGCACTTCATAACGCCTTCCGATCATGGTGGCGTGAAGATGGTGTCTTAGATACAGCCTCAAAGTTTGACTTCAATCAATCTGGTAATGGCAGGATGATTGGTGGCTTGGGTGGTAAAATCCTACGAGGTCCGGGTCGTACCCTGCAAGCTGAAGACGAGTTCTTTAAACAACTGATCTTCCGCTCACGGCTAAAAGCTAACGTCATGGTGACCTCTAGGAAGCTCACCGATGAACAGCTAGGTGAAATGGGTTACCTTAGCAGAGAGGCTTATATTGAAGACACCCTGAAAAATGCCCTACTCAATAAAGAGGCACTCGCTTCTAAGTGGGACGAAATGGTTGCCTACGGAAAGGTGGCTGACGATCCTGAGACAAGAGCTAAGTTTATCGAAGAGAACATCGGAACATATAATCACAGTTCCAAGATGGCTCAAGAAGCGTTGGTACAGGCTAGGGAAGCTACATTCACTACGCCTCTTCGGGATGGTACACTCGGTAAAACTGTTCAAGATAGTATCAATAAGCATCCTATCCTGCGTCAGGTCATGCCGTTCATTCAGACACCTACAAATATTCTGCGGGTATCTTTTGAACGTGTCCCCATACTAGGGGTATATGCTGGTCAGCAGAGAAAGATTTTGCGCGAAGGTACACCAGATGAGAAAGCCATGGTGTATGGTCAACAAGCTGTTGGTTTCACTTTCGCAGCCGGTGCTATATGGATGGCTTATAACGGTCGCATCACTGGCGGTGGTCCTTCCTATAATAAAGACCTAAACAAAGCTAAACTGTGGAATGCATCCCCAGATTGGATGCCATACTCAGTAAATGTCGGTTCTTCTGAAAACCCTAATTGGATTGAATTGAAGAAACTCGACCCGCACGGGATGATCTTCGGCATTGCCGGTGACGTTGTTGAGATGCTTGAGTTTGGTCGTGAAAACCCAGACCCAGAAATTATGGACATAATCGCAATGTTAGGTGTGTCCGTAGCAAACAACGTGATGTCTAAGACTTACTTGAGTTCGCTTAGTGATACGATGAACCTATTCAACGGTGCAGCGTCACCATTTGAACTGCAGCAATTCGCGGAAAACCGCGCGGCATCTATGGTTCCTTATTCAGGATTAGCCTACCAGTTAAATCAGGCTGGCGATGACCATATGCGTGACCTCCGGGAATTTACCGATAAGGTTAAGTCTCGGGTGTTTGGCATGAACAACGCACCCGTAAAACACGATTGGTTGACAGGCGAAGCTGTAGACACTCCAGAATACATGATGTCATTCATCCGTCAGAAGAAGATGGATAGCGGTGAACATCGTGCAGCGGCTGTCTTTGAGGAACTGCGGAATATCGGTCACGGATTTACCGGACCACAGCGTTCTATAGAAGGCATGGAGTTACCTTCAGAAGTCTTCCAGAAGTATAATGAACTTGTGGGTACAATAAAGATTTCAGGGTACGGTACACTTCTCGATGCTATGGAGAAGAAGATGGGTACTCGGGAGTATAAACAAGCTTCCGAAGGTGCCGAAGCTAATCCAATAGATACGGCAAATGACCCAAGGGTTATTCTTCTGAATGGAGTAATCAACGGTTACAAAAAACAGGCACGACTAGAATTGTATAAGCTTTATCCGAAATTAGAGCAGGATGTAACTAATAATAAAAAGATTAATTTCAGTCTCAAAAGAGGCGGCGACCGAAGTCAGAGCGAAGGCCTTATTCGGAAATTCACCTTAGATTAAACCACAACAGGCCCCTCTTCGGAGGGGTCTACTTCTTTTAGGAGATATGGATGTCATCCATTGTAAATTATGTCGCAGACGGATCGACAACAGAATTTCAAATTCCGTTCACATATATCAGTGAAGCACACGTTGTGGTTACCATCGATGGTACAGCTACTAGCGCCTTCACATTTTTGAATAGTTCGACACTACAAATGACCACAGCACCAACAGCTGGGTCTAAACTACAAATTCAGCGTACTACACCAGTAGGCGCTTTGGTTGACTTTACAGATGGCTCTACGCTCTTTGAGGGTGACCTCGATCTTGCGCACCAACAGAACCGGTTGATTGCTGAAGAAAGTAAAGACATCGCCAATGTTGCTAAGACAACAATAGACAACAACATTGCTGACGTTAATACAGTCGCCGGAATTGCAGCTGACGTAACTAACGTAGCCTCTCGGGGTGCTGACGTTACTTCAGTAGCCGATAACATGGCTGAAGTTCTCCTTGCAGATACTAACGCTGCAACAGCAACTACTAAAGCTGCAGAGGCTGTTGTATCAGCAAACACTGCGAGTGCGCAGGCGGTCATCTCAACAACTAAAGCTACTGAAAGTTCGGCAAGTGCTGCAGCTGCATTGGCGTCACAGAACGCTGCCCAACAGGCTCGTACAGATACAGATGCATCTGAGGCACTGGCATTAGCCTACAAGAACTCAGCGCAAACTTCGGCTACCACAGCAACGACTAAGGCTTCTGAAGCTTCTCAATCGGCTACCACAGCTTCCTCTCAGGCAGCTACAGCTACCCAGAAGGCTTCTGAAGCTTCTACGGATGCTGGTATAGCTTTGGCTCAAGCTGCAGTTGCAACAACTAAAGCTGCCGCTGCTTCTACATCTGAGAGCAATGCGCTGTCCTACAAAGATACTGCATTGGCTGCTAGCTCCGCATCGGAGACTGCACGGGCTGCATCTGTTGTAGCTAAAGACGCATCGCAAGTAGCACAGACAGCTAGTGAAGCTGCACGGGACGCTGCATCCGCAAGCGAAACCGCAGCTGCTACAAGCGAAACAAATGCAGCCACAAGCGCATCCACAGCAACAACTCAAGCTGGCATCTCTACGACTAAAGCTGGCGAGGCGGCTACATCTGCAAGCAACGCTGCATCATCTGCTGCATCTGCTCAGGCATCTAAAGATGCTGCACTAGAGGCTTTGGATAATTTCGATGATAGGTATCTAGGCCAGAAGGCTGCGGACCCTACCTTAGACAACGATGGTAACGCACTGGTTTCAGGAAGTTTGTATTTCAATACGACTGATTCTACCATGAAGGTGTATGAAGGTAGCACATGGGTTGCTGCTTACGCCTCCCTGTCTGGCGCTCTTCTTGCGACCAACAACCTGTCTGACTTGGCCTCGGCTTCTACTGGCCGGACCAACCTTGGCCTTGGTACTGCGGCAACTACAGCATCCACAGACTATGCTACCGCCGCTCAAGGCGCTTTAGCTGACAGTGCGCTACAGTCTATTCCAGATAACTATGTGTTGAATACTGGCGATACTATAACTGGCAATCTGGACATCACGGGTACTTTGACCAGCGATGGGCTTTTAGTTGAGGGAGAAGTAGCAGGTCAAGGGGCTTCTATAGAAGCACATGCAACAGTTACGGAGTTTGGCGATGCTCTGTTGATTGCAAGGTCTGACAATGCAAGTAATAATCTTCATGCAGGCGTAAAGGTTCAAGGTAGCAGCAATCCTTTTTACATTTATCAGACTAACGGTGCGAACACTAATAAGTTAAGATTTAATTATAATGCGATGTCTGATGCAGGTGGTCAAATGACTATCGACAACAACGGCGACATCTCCTTCTACGAGGACACAGGCACTACGCCTAAGTTCTTCTGGGATGCGAGT